ATTTATTAGATAAATCTTTTAAACAAAAAGAATTAATCCCTAAATGTATACCCTATTTAAGGCCTTAATGAAGGTAACCTTTGGATCTGTGTATATTTAGGGATTTGTTTTGAATTATAAGTCGATGATTTTAAAGGTACAAATATGGTTGATAAAGATAATAAACAACCAACAGGTAAAGGAAGAAACCTAGCTAGACCTAACTATGTAGCTGGAGCAAAGAGAAGTCAAAAGAGATTAGAAGTATTAAATTTCGATCCTATTGGAACTCTTGTAGATCAATATAGAAAGCTTGAAGAAGAATTGGTGTATTGTGAGAAAGTCCGTGATGGAATCATTGTGCCGTTAAACCCTGCCACTGGTAAAGTTAGACCTTATAATGCTAAGCTACATATGGAAATCTATGATAGATTGATTAAGATTGGAGAAGCATTATTGCGATATGGATATGGACGTGTTCCTGAAACTAATGTGATGGAAACTAAAAGACCTATGCCTCTTGTCGTTAACCTGACAAAGAAAGGTGAAATATATCAATTAAACACTGTGATGGATTCAGAAGAATTCGACATTGTTGATGGAGAATATTATGAGTAGTTTAACGATAACCATTACAGGTAATTTACTATCTTGGTTTATTATGAATATATTTGTGCATACATTGATTACATGGGTAGATTGGTTTACAGACACATATAAAACACCTTTATATAAATTGTGTATTTATAATATTGGGTATGTGTTTATGATTAATATCGGTGTATTGTGTATAATGGCCATATTAGGAAGTCTAGCATGAGTGTAAAGAAATTTTATCCAAAGAATGCAGCAAACAATCCAGACAATGTAATTGAACAAGCAATCGGTGTATACACAGAAGTTATTATTTTAGGTTATGACAAAGAAGGTAATTTAGATATTAGAGCATCCACAAATATCGATAAAGCAAATATATTGTGGATTATAGATAAATTCAAACATAAATTGTTGAATGGAGATTATGATGTTTAGTTTGATTGTGTTTTTAATGACAATAGCGGGAGTATCGGCATGCGTACTCTTTTTAATTATAATGGTAATTAAAGCCGAAATAGAAAAGAAAAGAGAGGAAGAATCATGGAAATCATCGAAGGATTCTTAATAGGGTGTTTAGCTGGTTGTGTTGTTGTGTTGTTATTTAATGAAATTGTGGAAATGGTGAAAGGAAAATGATATTAGATGCAACTAAGAAACCTGAAGCTGTGTTGTTTGACGGTACATTTTATTCATATACAGTGATTAGAGATTTATCCGATAAGTCAATAGTTTCATACAACGAAACAGAAGTTATCAATGGAAATCGCCTTCCTCCATTTTTGACGATTGAAACATTGGAAGGTGTAATGACAGCATCTGTCGGTGATTATGTAATTAGAGGTGTACAAGGTGAATTATATCCTTGTAAGCCAGATATATTTGAGAAAACTTATGAGTATAAACCTTCATGCAGCTCAGAGTGAGATCTTTGAAGATCTATTCATAAATAAAATATGTAGATTTGCCGTTGCTTGCTGTACTCGTGGTTTCGGTAAATCTTACTTAGCTTCAGTTGCAGCTGTGACAGCCATAGCTGAATTATTGGAAATGGAAGAATGGGTACCAAATAAGGTAGTGTACATCATTGCTCCAACATATGATCAAGTAAAAGATATTTATTATCCAATCCTTAATTACGATTTAGGATTACAATATTGGGCTTTTAAATCATCTAGAGACCTAGGTAGATTTTGGTTCGAGAATGGTGTTGAATTGAGACTTGTGTCTTATGAATCTGTGGAACGATTACGTGGTAAGGGTGCATATTTCGTGGTGTGGGATGAAGTGTCATCTTGCGAGAAAGGATTAGGGCCACAAGATGCTTGGCAATCAGTAATACAGCCTTGTATCGTAACAAGATGGTCTGAACAAAATGCATTGAGATTTGACGCTCCTTCTCCAGGTAGAGCTTTAATTATTTCTACACCAAAAGGTTTTAATTTCTTTCATGAAATGTACTCATACGGCGATTCAGATCCATTATGGAAATCTTATCATTTTGATTATAAAGATTCACCGTTCTTAGATCCAAAAGAGATTGAAAGAATCAGACACACAATCGATAAAGTCAAATTTGCAGCTGAGTATTTAGCTTTGTTTAAAGAATCAGGTAATAATGTCTTTTACATGTTCGACAGAAAGAAACATATTAGAAAAGATTTAGAAGAGTTTGAAAAATCAGACAATCTTTTTGAAAAAGGTGAAGATGTACACTGTTGTATAGACTTCAATATAGGTATCCAGGCTACATCGTTTTTTGCATTGAGAGGAGATCAGATGCATTTCTTGGATGAAACAAGCGGTCATCCGGATACAGAAACACTGGCATTGGCAATTAAAGCTAAATACCCAAATCATAAAATATATGCTTATCCAGATCCTTCCGGTAAAGCAAGAAAGTCTTCTGCTCCTGTGGGTAGAACAGATTTCAGTATATTACAAAGCCACGGCATAACAGTCTTGGCTCATCCCAAAGCTCCACCTATAGTAGACAGTGCAAATGCTGTCAATCGTATGTTGGAGAATGCTGCAGGAGAAACAAGAATATTTATCCATCCTAGATGTGTGGATACAATCAAATCATTAGAAAGAACTAAATGGGTAGATAAAAACCCAGATACAGCCACGATTGATAAATCGGAAGGAATAGAGCATTGGTCCGATGGTATACGGTATGCAGTCGAATACTTATTCCCTGTAGAGGGAGGAAGAAAACGTGTAGCCAGAGGATTTGGTTTTTAACATGGATTATAAGGGGTAGAACTAATGTCCTATCAAGAGATATTTAATATCCTATTAGGGTTAGTTGCTTTTTTCGGTGGAATGTTCGTTAAGACTGTATCAAGCGACATGAAAGATACCAAGAAAGAAATAGGCGATTTGGCAATTTTGGTTGCCACAAGCTATGTAAAGAAAGATGATTTGTCTAATCAACTTAAAGAGATAATCAGTAAGCTGAATAAATTACAAGATTTAGAAGTCTTGATGGCTACAGAATATTCTCGTAAAGATGATGTAGAAAAATTAGGGGAAGCTATTTTCAAGAAGTTAGATCGTATTGAAGAAAAGCTTGACAAAAAAGCAGATAAGGATGATTAATGAGCAGAACAGCAGCATCAACCTCAGAAGTTACTGTGGAAAGTGAAACAACCACAATTAACTATGTAGAGTTTGCGGGTGATTCTTTATTGATTGAACTTGGTTACGCAGATGAGGATACGGGAGAGTTATTTGATTTAACCAATTGGGATGTAAGGTTTGAAATGAGAGCAGATAAGACAAGTTCTGTGGCTCTATTACAAGCTTTCACAGCTAATGGCACAATTCAAATAAATCATGACACAGCCAATGGTTATAATATTAAGATTCCTTTATCTAATATTCAAACAGCTGCGGTCGGTCCTGGTTCTTATTATTACTTTATTGAAACAACAGACACTTTAGATTTTGTAAACACACTTGTCGTAGGCAGTATAACACTTAAGGTGAAATAATGGCTATCGTGAATGTAAATCAAAACGGAGAGAACGTAAGAGTAGAAGTAAAAGAGCTTAAACAAGTATTAGTTACTAGAGCACCAAACAAACCTACTATTATTGTGTCCACAAAACAAGGTCCTTCGGGACCTCAGGGACCTTCGGGGCCTCCTGGCCCTACTGTGGATCACTCTCTTTTCTTTCAAACATTGAACAATTTTAGTGAATTAAACACTGAAGAAAAAAGAGCGGAAGCACGTCAAAATTTAGAACTGCAATATATTGATTGCGGTACATTTAACTGAGAGAGGGATTATGCCTAGAATACAAACAAAAAGAGGCTTAAAGGCCGATTTACCTGCCAACAATATGTTAGTAGGAGAACAACATTTTACAACAGATCGCGGTACATTGCATATTGCCACATCAGCTACAACATCATTGCCAATTGTACCTCCGATCGATGATTTAAATACGCTGGCAAGTGTTGACGGTGCTGCTGATTTAATATTATTGCATGATGCAAGTGAAACTGTTGGTCAAAAAGAAAAGAAAATTACATTTAATGCTTTTAAAACTGCATTGAATATTCCCCTTGCATCTTCTGATGAAAAGGTTGCAGTTGTGTCTGGTGGCACTAGCGGATATTTATATGGTACGGATGGCACTGATGGAGTAATCAGAATGAATACTTCAATGTCTTGGTCAAAAGATTCTGGAAATGCCTTTGTAACTCTTGCGGTAGGAACAGTTGACTGCGGTACATTCTAATGTCAAAAATATTCATTAAGAGAGGGACACGAAGCCAACTAAACACAGCCGCTGCTGCTTCTGGTTTAAACCAAGGTGAGATTTACCTTATAACAGATGAAGATAAAATAGCTATAGGATTATCATCAAATACTTATCAAACTTACGTTAAAGGTGATATAGCAATTTCAGTTGTCAGTGCTTTGCCTGGAACACCTGATGCAAATACTCTATATATAGTTACGGGATAATATTATGGCAGTATATTACATTGATCCACATACAACAACAAACGGTACAGGTACTTGGGCAAGTCCTTGGAGTTTTGCTGGCTCTAGTAGAACTAACTTAGTGGCAGGTGATGAAATAAGGATTAAAGGTGTTGCATTAACCTCGTTACTGACGGCAACTGTTTATACAGCAACTTGGAACAGTGCATCCACGCCTACTCAGGTGACTATAACAGCAGGTGGTGGACTGGGCGCTGATTTTGCAGCCGGAAGTATTATTTATTTACCGGATTATGATTTATTTGTTAAACTAAATTCTGTATCTGGAAATAATCTTATAACTTCTAATATAAACTTTCCTATACCAGACTCTACAGTTACAACTATCACTATTAGGAAGGTAGACACTACAACATACCCCGCTTCGACAACGACATCAGTGGGATATTTAATAGTTAACACAAATAATTTAACTATAACAGATGGTTGGGTTGATGCCACAACTCGTGTAACAGATGGTACAGTAAAAACTATAATACATTCCCCAGCAACCGGTACTTTTACTCTTAACCTATTTCAATTATCGTCTTATGGACATTCTGTTTCTCTACTAAATACCTTTATATCTGGAGGATCAGCGTCAAATGGAGGACTCTTACTGTATTTATTGGCAAGTAATTCTACAATATCTATAGGGCAAATTCAGGGCGCTACTGGGAGTGGTTTTGCAAGTACGTCAATAAATACTGCGATAGCTAATACAACAATCTACGTAAAAAATTCAAACCTTGTTAACTTAGTCAATAACAACAACTATTTGTGTGGTTCTAATATAACAATGACTATTGATAATGTTTATGTTGTAAATATGGCTAACTTTTTTATTCCTGCAGGGACGTATAAAAATGCAAATAATTTTACTTTAAACATAGGAAATATGTATGTAACATCAGGCAATACTTTAATAAGTATATATCAAGTGAAGGACTTTACTGTTAATTTCAATGGTTTAATAGATCAAGCAGCAAATATTGCGCTTTCTCGTATTGTTAGTACTGGCCAAGGATTATTGAAAATTAAATTTGGCGCTTCTTTTCAGTATATGTATAACAAAAAAGTTACTACACAAAATGCAATAGTAAACTTACTTTCTTCTATATATACTTCTGTTTTAACAAACCCAGTTATAATTCCAGAAATAGACATTCCTCCTGGATGGACTTTATCAGGCACAACAGTAGCCAGTGCAATCGATATATATTCTGGTGCTAATATGCAGCAATCCAGAAAGATAGCTTTTACACATAATGTTGTTTTTCCTAATAACATATATACTTTTGGTGCTACACCAGTAATACAGTTAGGAACTAATACTAACATACTGTTCTCTTATAGAGATAATTCATCCCCACCTACAGAATGTTTAAATATTGGTGGTCCAGTTATTCAGGGCCCTGTATCTGTTACAAATGCCCCGCAAGTTAACTACGACAATACAGTATATAGGACTTCTGCTCCCAGTATCAAAAGTTATCTTGCCACTAAAACAACATCTTATTGGCAAACAGCAACTGGAGCTGGTGCATTACAGAAATATAGAGCGTCTAAGCCAATAAAGATACCTGTTACTTCTGGTGTTTCTTATACAGTAACTGGATATATAAAAACTGACGATACGGCCTATGTAGATGGTGATTGCTTTGTATCAATAGTTATTGCAGATACTGATATTGTATCTCAAAATATGACTACTGCTTGTATTAATGCGTGGGAGCAGTTTACATTAACATTTACATCTACAATCACAGGTGAAGCCCATTTATGTTGGAATATGTTCTATGAAAATGGCGCAAAATCATATTGGCTCGATGATCTAACAATTAGTTAAAGAGGAATTAGAAAATTATGGCTATTATCGCTAATGTAGTAACAGAAACAGGGGCAATCTTCCCCCAACAGTATATTCGAGTAGATAATGTGACTGCTCATAAGGATAGAGTGTCTATATTTGCAGGAATTTATATGAATGAAGAACTGAAAAATACACCTCCACATAGAGCAGAAATACTATATGGGGAATTTGACTTATATTCTGAATTGAATCTATGGGAGCAGGCATATATTGCTATAAAGCAAATGTGGCCGGAATATACAGATGCTTAACAATAATCTTATCTTAGGCTATTCGCAGGCAGTTGCTTATTCTGAATATTCTAAAACGAATATGGGTTACTTTGCCTTAATTAAAATAAGTGCTCCAACTGCGTTATATAAATTATATTTAGGAGCAGTTCAACTTACAAATATATATTTTGGAAATACAAAAATAAACTCAATTTATTTTGGTTCAAAACTAATATCATTAAATTAACAAGGAAATAAAATGGCTAAATTAGAAATACCTACAGTTTCTAAACCAGAAATTGTTCAAGAACCTGTAGTGCAAGAAGCAGCAATTGAAGAACCAATGGAAGAAATTCCATTTACAGAAGAAGAAGTAAAAGCATACTCAACTCCAGCAAATTGGAATATCAATTCAAGCGTTGAAGACCCCGAATATATTGAAGCAGTAAACTATAGCACAGGTGAAATATTTGAAGGCACTATTGATGAATTCAATACCTTTTTGAGAGGTTAATATGGCTGTGTCAGCTGAATGTCCAAAAGCTTTATCGGATACCAAAATTAATATTGAAAATCATTTAGATGCAATACGCTTTAAAGGTCTTGGACCAGCTGATCCTACGCAACCTAATGATGAATTCTGGGCTGATAAAGCAAGAAAATTTGGTGTATTGATTGGAGATGCAAGAGGCAAATTATGTGCCAATTGTAGATTTTATGTAAATACAACATTTATTAAAGAATGTATTATGAGTACAGATACTCGTAATGTTAAAGCATCGGAATTGCCACTAACTCCTAAGTGGAAAGACATAGAAAGCTTTCCAACAGCTTATTGCACATTGTTAGATATTACATGCTCTCCAATCAGAACGTGTGATTTTCAACAAATGGGTGGACCAATCGACGATGAAAAGTTTGAACTTCCTCAATATAGAGATATGCTTATGGAAGACATGATGGAGGAAGATGAATAATGTCTATTGTAAATGCAGCACAAGATGTAGTAAAAACAGTCGGTGATCCTTCTTCAATATATGAGTCTATGAAACCTATTTGGGATAGAAATAGAGCTATTTGTAATGGAGAAAGATTTGTAAAAGATTTTGACAATATGATTGATACAGTATCTTTCAAGAATGTATTGATTCCTTTTTCAAATTCAATGTCTCAACCGCAATATAATTTCTATAAAGCAGAGGCTGAATTACCTGGTATTGTGTCTCAATTCACAAAAATGTTGGTAGGCGGTTTATTGCGTAAACAGCCTTTATTGACATTGCCAGATGGCGTAAGTGAAGATGTGCACAATTGGATCATAAATGAATTTGGCAGAGATGATTCTTCATTATCTTCTTTTTTAGATATTGCCTTACTTGAAGAAATTCAAACTTCAAGAGCGTGGGTGTTTGTAGATTATCCCAAGGTTATCAATCCGGATAATATGACAAAAGAAGATTTTGCCAAATTAAAACCATATCCCATTCTTCAAAAAGCAGACACAATTATTAATTGGAATGTCAGAGAAAATGAATTCGGTAAAAATATTCTCAGCAGAATAATCGTGAGAGGGTTAGAAGAATCATTTGTGGATAATGAATTTCATCCTTCGTATATTGACACAGTATGGGTTCATGATTTAGATGAATCAGGCTATTATCGTGTTCGTAAATACTCTAAAAAGGTTGCTAATGCCGTAAATCAAGTAATTAATGGCATAGAGTATAAAGACTATTCAAAACAAAAAGATATCTTTGAATTGGTCGAAACATTTGAAAATATCCTTATAAATGGTGAGAGACTTTCATTTATTCCTGCTTGGCCTTTAAATGGTTCAATTGATATTGTGGAACCTATTATTTCTACAATTGTAGATAAAGAAGTATCACTGTATAATAAAATGAGTAGAAGAAATCATTTGTTATATGGAGCAGCCACATACACACCTGTAATTGCTTCAGATATGTCGGATGATGAGTTTTCTGATATTGTGAATAAAGGCTTGGGTTCTTGGTTAAGAATTAGACAAGGCGATGTAGCTACTGTATTGGAAACACCCACAGCAGCTCTTCAAGATATGGACAGAGCAATTGCTTCATCTATTGAAGAGATGGCTAAACTAGGTATCCGTATGTTAACACCTGAGACAGATCAATCAGGTATTGCTTTAGAAATTCGTAATGCAGCTCAGACTGCTCAATTGGGAACTTTAAATACAAAAGTATCAAATACATTAAGACAAATTATTTGCTTTATGATTAATTGGAGATTTAATTTAGGTCTAAATGTAAATGATATTAAATTTTCATTATCGGCAGATTTTAACCCAATACCCTTAGGCGCTGATTGGATTAGATTGGCAACTGAATGGTATCAACAAGGTTTAATTCCTAGATCTGTTTGGCTAGACTTATTGAAACAAAATGATTTAATAAGCCCTGAATATAGTGATGAAGAGGCTATTAAAGAAATTAACAATGATAATCTTATAATACCTGCTGCACAACAAAATACGCAAATGGAAGGTCCCTAATGCCATTAAAGAAAGGTTATTCTAAAAAGACTATATCAGAAAATATTTCAACAGAAATGAAATCTGGTAAACCTCAAAAACAAGCCGTGGCAATTGCCTTGGAAACAGCTCGTAGAGCTAAAAGGAAAAAGAAAAATGGCTAAAAGTAAGAAAGGCGGCGGTGGTCGCAAGTGTTGATTAACTAGGAGTCTGTATGGCTATTAATGCAAATACACAAATATATGATAAGGCAATAGATCGAGCGGCAATGATTCGCTTGTACGAAAGAAAACTAAATAATAAAGTGGAGTTGGTAATTAATGGTCATACAGTTCGAGTTGATAAACTTATAAGAGAGGCCAGTCTGACTCCAGCTGGTTTTAATCGATTAAGAGATGCAGTTGATAAAGAGTTACAAAAGACTTATAAGGAAGCTTATAACATTTCTAAAAGAGGCTTATTGGATTTAGCAGCTGATCAATTATCTTATGTGTATCAAAATATTGAAACAGCAATGGGCAATATTTGGAAAACAGAAAGACCTCAAAGACGTATTGCAGAAGAAATTGTTCTTGAAAAACCATTATTAGAAAATAGAACATTGGCTGCAGGATGGTCAGGTGTTTCTTTAAATGAGAAAATGAGAATAGAAGCAGCTATTAGAAAAGGTATGGCAGAAGGTAAATCTGTAGACCAAATTGCTTTGACTATAAGAAAAGGTAATATACACAATATTACACGTATGCAATCTAGAGCGTTGGTGGTTACGGCAATGACATCTGTCCATGCTCAAGTAGATCATGCTGTTTATAAAGCCAACGAAAAAGCTTTACAAGGTTGGCAGTATGTTGCTGTATTGGATGCAAGAACAACACCTTTATGTGCTCATAGAGATGGACAAATATATCCAATCGATGATCGTGAGCACTTGCCTCCAGCTCATTTTAATTGTAGATCTACAACAATCCCTGTATTTAAATCTTGGAATGATATAGGTTCTTTAGAAGGGGTTGCTCAAGTCAGAAAAAGAAATATTAGTAAATTGACAAAACAACAAATTGCTTTTTATGACGGTCAAACTCCTTTAAGAGAAACATACAACGATTGGCTATTGAGACAACCTAAAGATGTACAAGCTAGACATTTAGGTGACTATCAAAAAGCAGATTTACTTAATTCAGGTAAGTTGACCGTAAATCAATTTACAAATGCAAATGGAGAAGGTATTGGCATTAAACAATTAAGGCGTATGACAGACTCTACATATGATGTAGAAGGTGATACGATTAAATTTGCCAATGCTAAAGCTAAATTAGATATGATGAAATTATGGGCCACAAATCCCGATGACTTCATCAACAATAAAGAATTGGCACAAACACTTAAAGATTATTACTTATTACAAACTAAAGATCTTAATGGTGTATTATCATATACCAATTATCGTGGAAGCTTGCTTCATATAAAGAAAGCAACGAGAAATAGAGTATTAAACTCTCCACCCAGAGAAGATCAATTAATATTTAACCCTGCAACAGGGAGATATGAAGATGTAAGACTATATCAGCCTAATCCTTATGTATTAAATAATAATTTGCGATTAGTTGAAGAAAGTAAAGATTTACTAGATAGAGATAAAGAGTTTATTAAAAATATTAATGATGATTTGTCTGAGTATATGAGCATAAATGAAAGAGCTGCTGTTGTAGATAATCTTCGTATTACTTTTGGTAGACAACGTATAAATAAAGATGTATGGACTAATTTTAAAGCTGTATCAAACTCTCAAATGAAGTTTGATGTAATGAACGTTTCAGACACAATCGAAACACAATTACGTAAAGATCAGGATTTGTTAAAACGACTTAAGCAAGCTAATTATATCGATCCTGTATTAGGTACTACGCAATTGGATGACTTAAGTATAAATTTCTTAAGCAATATTCGTGCAAGAAATAATTGGGAAGATAAAGTAGCGCCTAAAATTGCAAAAGAACTTAGAACTATATTTGATCCTACATTACCTGTTAAAATAAGAAGTAGATTATCTGAAGATGATTTACACCAATTTTATTTAAAGTTTGCACATAGATTAAGTTTAGCAGACTCACCTGACAGAGACCAGTTTGCTGTAGCATTAGGTAGGGATTTATACAATCTTGCTAATCTAAATGGCTGGAGAAGACAATGGTATGATTTAGGTATGAAAATACTTAACTCTAAAAATGTAAGTAAATTCTTTGAAGTAGAAACATTTGGTGTTCAAAAACGAAGAATGAAGTCTAGAATGTCTGGGCAATATTTTGGTCCTTATTATGATACTATGGCTTATAACATTCGTGTTGTAGATCCTAGAATTCAAGAATATGCCAGATTACAAAGAAAGGTAGATATTGGTTTACGTGTAAGTGTAACGGATGATAAAAATCGGTTAGTATTTCGCGAAGGTTATAAAACCTATCATATTGATAACGGCATATTAGGATTAGAGGATACAAGAATTCCGATTACATCTACCAGTTCATTCAGTGATTTTCCTGAAGAATTTGTGGACAAAAATATGGTGGATGCTTTGACATGGGCATCTAAATCTAAATATCGAATAGATGAAGATTTTTATGATTTTGTAGACAAATTGCTTTATTTCAAAGATGATAAAGGGAAGGCTGCTTACTATGATGGGCTTAATGAATATAAACATTATATTTCAGCTCGTGGTGATGCATACGAAAGATTCAAGGCTATGGATTGGTTAAGAGCAAGTGGTAAAGCATTTTCCAACCATCCATTTATTGACCATCGCGCTCGTGTGTATGATCGTGGATTAATTGGTCCACAATCAGGCGAAAGCTTTAGGCCATTTTTAAATACAGAAATTGAAAAGAATTTTAGCCCCGATGATTTCTTTAATTTTCAAGATCAAATAGGGTCTTTCTTAGGTGGTTTGTCTGATGAATTTGAAGGTAATTTCAATTCATTATCAAATACTGGAAGACAAAAAGTTGCTCAAAAATGGCGTAAGGATTTGGTAGACATTGGTAATTTAATGTTATCAAGAAAACCTAATGACATTCGTAAAATTTTAGAGCACCCAACTGTACATATGGTAGAAGGTGAAGAATTAGGTAAGTTCTTCAGATTTGCAATAGAGACAGCTAAAATTGATAACTATCTCAAAAAGACTGCAGGCAATTTTCCAGACAGAGGCGAATTGTTTCATATAAGCACAGTACCACTTACAAATACAAAATTCACACCCCGTATACCCTCTAACTTTTTAACTGAGCAAGGGTTTGAAGATAATACAATAAAAAGAATTTCATTTGCAGGTGACATTGATTCAGCATTAAAGGCAATGTCAATGAATTTAAAAGGTAAAAAGCTATATGTGTATAAAGCGCCTAGTGATACTAAATTCACAATTCCTACAAAGGCTCAAGTACCTGATGTAGATATTACAAACGAAAAGTGGGTAACGGAGCCTGTGGAGGTAGAGCTGCTTGGTGAAATTCAGGTTGGCACTGCTATTGAAAAACCTTTCAAATACACTTATGGAAACAATGAGGCAGAGTTATATGGGTGGAATTGGAAAAAGATCACAAGTGTTGATCCATATTCTTCTCAGAACTTAGAAAAACTTCGTAATTACAAAACAGCCTTAGCTCTTGAACAAGATGCTTCATCATCTGGCGCTCAAATTATTGCATTGACAACACGTAATAAACAATTAGCTGAATTATCAAATGTAGTCCCCACAACACAAAAACGTCGTTTATATGATGAGATTGCTGCAGCTACATATAATGATCCTCGATTTAAGATTATAAATGAAAAATTAGGACTTAATGAAAAAGATTTACGTAAAGCAGCTAAGGCTCAAAACATGGTTACATTTTATGGTGCCGGTGAAAGAACTGGTGTTATGAATGTAGAAGGTAAACTTGCTAAAGTATTAGGCAAACAAGGTAATACATTGGTTGTAAGTGCAGGTGATCGTGATAAGGTATTGGAGGAGATATCTGCCAGAGCTGCTAGATATGAAAAGTTTGATCCTGAAACTGCTATGGAATTGAAAGAACTTAGAGAAAATGTAAAAGATATTTTCAATAAAGGTTTAGATCCTGGAGACGATATTCTTGAACAACTTTATTTTCTAGAACCAAAGACTTATGATTTAGTTGAAAAACTTTCTCACGATTATAATATGGTGGTAACACCTGGTGATTTTAAAGCAATTGCCAAAATCATGAGCGAGCATTTAAGAGAGCAAGTCCCTATCCTTAAAGATTTTACACGATTTTTTGGGAGATTGGCTGAAGATTACTTAAATAATGCTAAACCATCTAATGCTGCTTTTGATTGGAAAACAATTGTTAAACAGCAAATATTAGGCTCTGAAAAGAAAGGTTATGTGTTACCAGATACACTAAGTAGAATATTAGGATTAAAAGCTGGAGAAGCATTATCTGAAAAGGCTTTAAAACGACTTAGATTTTATAAACCAGATAGTAATTTACACGATATGATTTATGGTGTAAAAGGTCCAAAAGCAAGAGCAACAGGTGGAAAATATTTTAAATTATCTGTAGTAGTTCCTAAAATACCGACTGTTTCCAGTTTATTAAAAGGTGAATATTTTAAAGAAAATAAAATATTTGAAGTAGAATTATTATCCGCCAATAAATTACCTAAATCATGGACCAATGTGCCTTGGGTAAATTTTGATGGAAAAGTAATTGAACAAAACTTTACTCAACAATTTGAAGAAAGATTGACTTACAAAAATAAACAAGGTGAATGGACCACCAATATTCTTCAAGTTCCTCAAAAGACTGAATTAACTTGGTGGGAAGAAATGATGAATAAGGATGGTAAGATTAATGATATTGCCAATGCAACTAAAGCAAGAACTGCTTTCGCAGTAAACGGTAATCATTCAAACGATGCTGTGATTGTTAAGAATTTCCATTTATGGGGAAAAGAAAATAATATAGCAACCAGCACTATTCATGATGCTTTCTTTGCAAATGCAGCTGATATGCTGAAAGGTAGAAATGCCTTAAGAGGTATCTACGCTAAAATGTTAAATAATAATGTTATCATTAATACTTTAGATGAAATGCTTGCAAGAGGATTCCCTAAAGAATTGTATGACAAATATTTACAAGAAGCAATTGATATAGGCTTAGTACCTATTGCAGGTAAATCCACAGTCGGTGGTAAAGTATTGACCGAAAAAGATATCTTAAATAAAGAAGATATTTTACGTGAAGTACCTCCAGGATTTGATAATGATTACGGATGGTACGGAGTTGGTTAGTCGAGCTGTAAAATTAACCCACTAATTAGAAAGTTAGTGTATCTATACAAAAGATAAATTAAAGATTTCCATTAGATTATAAAGACTGTGTCTTTTAAAAAATATGAGTTGTACTCAAAGGTGAACAAAATGGCTGAAAATGAAAACGAAAATGATAACTTGGATAAGTTAAACGAAGAGCAACGTAAGAAAGATCAAGAAATGATTGACAAATTGGTTCAAGAACGTGTTGATAACAGTTTGAAAGATATTAAATCAAAGCTTGATAACGCTTATAGTAGTAGAGATACAGCTCTAAAAAGATTAGCAGAATTTGAACAAAAAGAAAAAGAAGCAGAAATTAAACGTCTTCAAGAAGAAGGTAAGTTTAAAGAAGCTTTCGAAATGCAGTTAGCAGAAGAAAAGGCAAGAAGAGAAGCTCTTGAAAAACGGAATATTGAGTTAACCAGAGATTTAGATGTAAAGTCAGCTTTGAACAGTTATGAGTTCAAAAACCAAAAAGCTATCAATATGGCTTTTGCTGAAATATCAAGTCAGTTGGTTCAAAACGAACAAGGAGTTTGGGTTCACAGATCAGGTGTCTCTATTGTAGATTTTGTTAAAGTCTTTTGTGAAAACGAAGAAAATGCTTTTCTGTTAAAAGTTAAACAAAATTCAGGTTCAGGTTCTTCAGGATCAACGCCGAACAATAACCTTCAATCTGGCACAAAGAAATCACTATTTGAAATGTCTCAGGATGAAGTATTACAAATGGCACGAGATGGAAAACTATCTCGTAAGTAAAACTTAAGGAATAAAAATGACAGTAATTACAAATTTGTCAGGTGCAGAACAATTTGTTCTTCAAGAAAGCATTAGCGCATACTCGGATGAAGCGTATACAAATGCACGTAAATTGTCCAGCACAGCTTTGGTAGGTTCAAATCCAAATATTGATCCAACCACAGAAACTTTTATTGGTCAAGTTCGTTGGTTTAAACCTTTGAACCCACAAATTAACGTTGCCTCTTTGACCGACTCAACTGAAGGTAGCAAAACTAACTATAGCTCAGATTATCTGACTTATATTAAAACCGTTCGTACACACGGTGCAGAGAAAGTAAATCTGCAACAAGTTGTAACACAACAAGACGGTCTGGCCAAAATTGGTCGTGACTTCGGTGAAACCAAAGCTCAAGATGAGCACAATGCTGTATTGTCAGTATTGAAAGGTGTTGCCCTGTCTGAAGTATTGTATGGTGCAGCAAGCGCATCAGGTCAAGCTGGTCTGGGTGGTCAAACATTCGACAACGATCCTACATCTTTGCGTTATGGCTTCTATGTGGACTTGGGCAGTGCTAAACCTGTAGTTGCTCCTTCTGTAGCTGTACAAGGTGCTTCTCGTGCCGAAGGTTTCTTGAATGCTGTTGGTATGGCATATAAAGACTATGAGCCAGAATATTTCTATCTGGTTGTAAGTCCTGAAATCGTAGCTTCTTTGCGTTCTGCCAACTTGGTAGATAGCATTGTTGTTACCGATGGTAATGTTAATTTCAACACCATTTTCCAAGGCAAATTCCGCTTGATTCAAACTCGTGCAAGCCAAGGCTTCTCAAGTGCTGAATTGGCAAAAATCAACTCTGCTGCAGGTATTGACATTGTAGGTACAAAAACCTCTTTCGTTGTACTGCCAGGTGCAATTGCTATGGCTCCTTTAGCTGTTCCAGATAGCACAGAAATTTATCGTAATGCAAACGCTTATAAAGGCGGTGGTGTTACTTCTATCTGGTATCGTTGGGGTTATGTATTGGCTCCTGCAGGTTATGACTGGAAAGGTGCAACCAACAAATTCCCTTCAGATGCAGAATACAAATACGTAGTAGAATCTGGTACACCTAAGGCTTTAACTGCTTGTGCAGATGGTCTATCTGGTGTTATCGGTACTTATGCTCGTAAAACAGAGTCTGCTCTGAGCCTGGGTATTTTGCCTATTTTCCACTCTTAAGGGATTATTATGGCTTTAGTAAAAGGAACAAACTCTTATGCTACTGTAACTGAAGCCGATTCTTATTTTAGAGACCGTTTAGATGTAGATGCTTGGACAAATGCAAGTGCAACAATAAAGGCTCAAGCGTTGATTACGGCAACTGCTTATATCGACGATTCAGAATGGTCTGGGAGTGTCGTGGACGAAAGTCAATCATTGGCATTTCCTAGATCTGGTGAATATTTTGATCCCAGACTTGGTTTAAATAAAAGCATGGAAACAATTCCAACAAGGGTTATCCATGCTGTATTTGAACAAGCATTACATTTATTAAATAATGAGGGTTTATTTGATGATACAGGCTCTGTAATTGATTTGCAAATTGCGTCAATATCGCTTACAAGAGTTAAATCTGCAAATAAAAAATCTTCTACAGTTAAAAGATTAATTGCTCCTCTGCTTAAGAACAAAGGTACTGATTCTTGGTGGAGAGCAAACTAATGAGCTATAGAAATCTAATCGATTCTAATTTAAGAATTGCATTTAAATTACTAAAAGATCTTGTGGACGATATCTCAATAGTAAAAAGATCAAATAGTGATTTTGATTTTTTAAATAATGAAATCACCGCGAGTGAAGAAACTATTTATTTGAAGGCTATTATAATTGAGTCCACAAACTCTAATAGCAAAAGTAATTCTAAAAAATCTCAATGTTTAATTCAAAAATCAGACGTCACAACACTTTCTGTGGGTGATGTTTTTAATTATAAAGGATTAGATTATAAAATAACAAATTCTATTAAAGATGACGGTAGTATACTATTATTTGATGTAGAAAGAGAGGTGTCAAATGGGTAAGTATTTAGATCTAGAATCTTCTATTTATTCTATATTTGGATCTCAACAATGGAAAGCAGAAAACATCCCTACTTATCCTTCAAATGTTATAAAAAATGATTCTAAAAGTTCCTTCATAAGATTATCAATAATCCCTAACAGTAATAGTGTTAATTTTAAATCTATTTCTGGTGTATTGATAATTGATATTTTTACAGAAACAAACATTGGAACAAAATCATATTCTACAATAGCAGATAGATTAGACGATTATTTAGTTACAAAAGGTTTCAATAAAAATAATTTCTTTTTACAATTTAAAGAGAGTGTATTGACACCTATGGGTGTTGATAAAGATTCAGCGTCTCTGTTTAGAGCGCAATACACAATAACTTTTAACTTCTTCGGAGTTGATTAATGACACATATTAATTCAATTGGTGCAGGTATTTATTCTGACTTGTCAGTTTATTCAATTGCAGATGCAGCCTTACCTGCAACACCAGCAACTATTACTAACTGGGTAACCTTATTTGCAACAGAACTTGCAACCGCTCAAACAGTTGCAGCAGCAAACTCTTTTTGGCGTATTCAAAACGTACGTGAATTTCCATCCATCGGTACACCTGCAAACATTGTTAACGTTCCTAACTATGGTACTAAAACATCTAAACAGGTACAAGGTCAGGCGGATGCTCCTACAATTGAAATCACATTAAACTATGTACCATTAGATTGGGCACCTACAACTAATACTTTAGGCGCTACAGTCGGTAACGGTAAATCTTATTTATTTAGATTTAGTTTATTGAATGCTCAGCCTGCTTCTTATGCAACTACTTCAGCCGGTATGGGCTCCGTAGTTGGTGGTGTTGCTGGTTCTAACAATAACAGCCAATGGTATTGGCAAGGTAAAGTTGAGGCTCTTTTAATTAATCCTCAATTGACAGATGCTAACACAGCAACTCTTACTATCTCAGTTCAATCTGAGTTTTATGGTGCATTTACTGTATAATTTTAAAGGAATACTATGACACACATCTCTTCGATTGGTGCTGGTATGTACTCTGATTTGTCAGTAGCTCTTCCATTAACAGATGTTTCCTTTTCAACAGCGAATATCGACACTCCTGCTGAATGGCAAGCTCTGTTTTTGGATGAGATTGCTGCCACTGGCACTAAGGCCACTGGTACATACGTACGTATCCAAAATGTACGCGAATTTCCTTCTATTGGTACACCTGCAAACATTGTTAACGTTCCTGTTTACGGTCAAAAGACTTCTAAACAAGTACAAGGCCAAGCAGATGCTCCTACAATTGAAATCACACTGAACTATGTTCCTTCTGACTGGGCCTCTACTACAATTTTAGGTGCAGCTGTAGGTAACGGTGTTCAATACGGATTCAGATTTGCACTTCTGAACTCTGCGCCTGTGAACTACAGTTCAGGCGCGGCAATTACACCAACAGCTTCCACAAGCACAACTGTTACTTCTGTAGCTAATGCAGCTTCTGTTGAAGTTGGCCAAATTCTTGTAAATACTGCAACTCCAACTACAAAATATGGTAGAGTTACCGCAATTAATACTGGAACAGGCTTGATTACATTTGACGCTACTGGTTTCTCAGGTGGTACACCTCCTGCGACAGGTGCAGGTGTAATTACATCTGTGGGCATTGGTGAAGTAGCCAATAGTTCATGGTATTGGTATGGTAAGTTAGAGTCTTTGTTGATTAATCCTCAATTGACAGATGCTAATACTGCCACGCTGACTATCTCAGTACAGTCTGAGTTTTATGGCGCTTATACGCTGTAATAATTATCGGAGAGGGTGACACCTCTCCTTTTTCTTAAATATGGAGTCTTATAATGGCCACAGAGATTAAAAAATGCACATGCACAGGCACTCCTGCTTGTGAATTCCAAGACAGTCGTTACGGCAACCAAATGAGAGTATGTAATAACGATTATAAAAATAAAAACACTACGTGTACAGTATGTGGAAAAGTACACAAGTTAGATTCAGGTAAATAAAATGACAGATATTGAGACACGACCATTTAGTATGAGTTATGTTCTCTGCACAACAGCTAAACATATGAGAAAATCAATTGAAATTAGCTTTGCAAAAACATTAGCACGTATTGATGAATTTAAAGATGATCAGGCTAAGTCTTCTGAATTATTCAGAACACTGGCACATTTAAATACAATGAAAAAGCAATTAAATGAATTCGAACAACAAAATTCCGAAGATTTCAAAGGAGAATAAAATGAGTGGTATTAAAGCATTAGTAGGCAAACGCGTTTCTAAGTCCGTTAAATTTATGGGCGAAGATATCAAAATCAGCAAATTGAGTGTTGCTGAAGTTTTGGAAATTCAAAATAAAGCCAAAGAACTTAAAGAAGATGAAGCTTTAGGTTTAGATGTTTTAAGAACAGTCATTCGTTCAGCTGTTGAAGGTGGTGATGAATTGTCAGATACAGATTTTGAAACATTCCCTATGGAAGAGTTGTCAAAACTGTCTACTGAAATCATGAAATTCTCAGGTATCGGCGCAGACGCGGGAAAGTAATTCTTTCCGACGATGAATTGGCTATATATGAAATAGCCTTTCATTTGAAGATGCCGATATACAAACTTGTCTCAGAAATGTCTTATGAAGAATTACTGGGGTGGTTTAACTACTTTGAAAAAAGACCTGTGGATTGGCGCGACGACGATCGCACCTATAAATATTTACAAACCCAAGGTGTTAAAGAAAAACCTTGGGCAATATTTCCTTCTTTGGAAAATATCTATAATAAAAAAGATAAACCTAAAGAGGAAGGAATGATTGATATGACTTCTTTTAAACAGTCTTCATTGTTTGGTAAGATGATGTTGGCTGTAGGTGGTGAAAACGTATTATGATTACCATACAATTTAAAGGAAATATTTCGAAAGAAATAAATAATGAAATAGATAGAATAGTTTTATCAAAAAAGAAAGCAATTGTAAAAGCACTAAAAGAAGCAACTCCTGTGGACACAGGCTACGCACAATCTCGTTGGAGATTGGAAAATAATGTAATTTCAAATGATGCAGAATATATAGATAATCTTAACAAAGGCTCTTCAAAACAAGCGCCTGCCTATTTTATTGAAAAAACATTGTTGGCTCAAGAGGGTATTTATCCTAGTGGCACAATAGTCAGATCAACATGATCATAACTTCCCCACTAACAAGTGGGGATTTATTTTGGAGGTTCAATGTCAGGTGTTTTAATAGATGTTAACACTAGATCTGAATCCGCTAAAAAAGATTTAAGAGATCTAAATAAGAGCTTAGCACAAATGATTGCTAACTCAAATAAGTCTGGACAATCTTTGGATAAGATTTCAGCATCAAGCTTTAAAGAGTTAACAGATGAGCTAAGAAAAACAAATAACGCAATAAAAGAATTTGGAATAAATAGCCAAAGAGCTTTTTCAAATACAACAAAAGATATTTCCAGCATGAACTCTAGTATGGCTGGATTTTCAAAAACAATAAAAGGAGTACTGATAACTGCAGCTTCATTGGCGTCTGCATTATCTTTTACAGCAGCTAATGATAATTTAATTAATATACAAAATAGGCTAAAGCTTGTAACTTCTTCTACAGAAGATTTGATTAACACACAAAATCTTCTGTATAAATTATCTAAAGAAACACGCTCTTCGTTTGAAGGTGTTGTTCGCTTATATTCAGATTTTTCTTCATCTTTGAAATCAATAGGAATTTCTGAAGAGAGAATTTTTAAAGTTGTTAAAACAATTCAACAATCAGCTGTATTATCCGGTAGCTCTATGGATGCAACCAATGCAGCTTTAGTGCAATTATCTCAAGGTATTTCATCTGGAACATTAAGAGGTGAAGAGTTAAATTCTGTATTGGAGCAAATGCCATATTTAGGCCAAGCTATTGCTAAGCAATTAGGAATGACAACAGGTACTTTAAGAAAATTTGCTGCAGAAGGCGGACTATCTGCAAAAACTTTATTGACAACAATTGAAAAGATTTATACAAGTACAGATAGAGATTTTAACAAAACAGTTATAACTTTTTCATCTGCATTTCAAGGATTGGCCACTTCCATGAAGCTTTTTATAGCTGAAGCAGGGGCATATGGTGGATTGTCTTTAAAACTGATAAATTTAACATTGACATTAACAAATGCTATCGATATTGCTTCTAACAATATTTTTGGTTTATCATTTTTGATAGATCATGCATTTAGTAAAATTGTTAATAGTATAAAAAGTACAGCTTTAGCTACTAGCGCTGTATATGGAATATCGGATAGAATTGCTTCCACTATGAAGTCAATCTCCTATGCATCAAATGAATTGAAAAAATTCAATGTAGAATCTTTAAGTATTTCAGAGATATATAGTAAGCTATCTAGTATTTTTGTAAAAGTGGCAGATTCTGTACAAATTACAATTGACTATGTTACAGAATTAAAATCAAGATTAATTTCTGCCAAAAGTGAACTTAAAGAATTTTGGGCAGACTTGAGCGATATAACTCCTGCAACCTTTATAAAAGATTTATCGACAGAATCTTCTGCCTTAAATGTATTAGATGAACTTAAAACAAAGTTTTATGATTTAAAATCTGCATTTCTATCTTTTACCGGCGCAATATCCAGTGCAGATTTTGTAAAATTATTTACAGAAGTTATTAAAACTGGCATGATTTCTTTAGAAAGAATTGTAGGATTTATGCCTGTATTAAAAGGCGCTGTATTCACTGCATTTACAGATTTAGAAGTAGGCTTTTATGATTTAGTAATTGATGCAAACGCCTTTCTTTATAAAGCATTAATGCCTTTAGCAAGAGGTTTTGAAGGATTGGCTGAAGCTGCAAATGGTTATATATTTCAAGATAGAGCTCTTGAAAGATCTTTTGTAAGACTTTTTCAAGTTAAAAATATAAATGATTTTACAGTAGCTTTAAAAGACTTTAATCATCAACTGTTAACTACAAAGTTTGATAATTTTAACTATTTCTTTAAAGAAGATTTTTCAAGACCCTTTAAACGATATTGGTTGTATCCAATCCAAGATATTTTAATTAATTTAGGATTAATGGATAACAAATTACTTAGAATCAGAGATACCAGATTTGATCGTATTCAAAATTTCTTTATAAACTTTGGTAAAACAGTTTCTAGAGCATATTCCGATATTATTGCTCCAAATTTAGAGCCTTTAATCTTGAAGGCTTTAATACGTGTAAGAGCATTTGTAGAAACATTTGTGTCTTCCTTTTATCAAACATTTAATTTTAATAAAGGAGCGACTTTTGCAAATTTATTAGTATCAGGGGTAAAATCAGGTATAGAGAGTGTACTTAATTACTTAGATGGTATTGAACCTGGCTCAATTGCCAATAGATTTTTAAAATTATTTGATGTAAAAGCTATTTTAATATTTTTAAAAAATGCCTTATTAGGTATTGTTGATTTTATAAAAGGTT